GTTTATCCTACAATAATTGATACAGAATCTATATATTATAATAATAATTATAACCAATTCAATCAACCTTATAAATTTGAAAATGATGATAAATTTATTGAATGGTTCAGTTTAAATAATAATGACATTCTAGAGATTATTTAGAATAAATACTTATTAAAAATCATAATAATTTATATTGATTTATTATATATATGTATATGTATATATATATATATATTATATATACATATATAATGGAGATTTCAATAAATGAGTTAAAAGATAAATATAGTAATGATATTCATTTAACTTTACTAGAAAATAAAATTATTCATTCTCATTTACATAATTTAAATCAATTTGATTTAACATATAATGAAAATGATTTGATTCATTTAGATGATAATAATATTTATTTTGTAATTGAACACATTGAACACAAAGAATATGGACATTTTCATCATGAAATGAATGAATTAGTTTTTTTAATACAATTTTATATAAATGAATTGAAAAATAATAGAATAAATAATAAAAATATTAAGGTAATTTCTAATCAAAGAATATATAATTCTGATTTTATGAAATTAATTAAATCATGTTTCAATGATTCAGATTTTATTTATACAGATAATAATAAATATTATAAAGGAGATTTTTTATATTATACTTATCACATATATTCCAAACCATTAATAGAAAATCATATATTTATTAACAATAATTATTTTTCGATTATAGAAAATTTAAAAAATGTTGCCTATCAAAAATATAAAGGTCATCCATTTTATGATAAACTTTGGATTTCAAGAAGAATATATAATATTACAACTTATTGGCATAAAAGATTTAATACATCTATAACTAATAATTCAAAAATTGCCGATTTCATTAAATGGAATAATGGATTTTTTGAAATTTTTTTTCCTACTAACTACTTTACTAATGGTCTGCAAGTATGGAATGGAGCCAATGATTTACTTTATCAAGTATATTTAATGATGAATGTAAAAATAGTTTTTGCTGAAATTGGAACATCTTGTAATAATATGTTTTTTATGAATAAAGGAATATGGATATCAGATTCTGATGCTGCTAATAAATGTAATAATACTCTAGTAAAAAATGTTGCATCAATTAATAATATTTTATTAAAAGTTTATCCTACAATAATTGATACAGAATCTATATATTATAATAATAATTATAACCAATTCAATCAACCTTATAAATTTGAAAATGATGATAAATTTATTGAATGGTTCAGTTTAAATAATAATGACAGTGCTGCCGCCCAAGCAGTGGATGACGGATTTATTGCAGGCGTTGGTGAAAATAAAAATAATATTTAAAATAATATATCCATTTGTGTTTTATACTATTTTTCTTTTTGTTTTAATTTTTATTTTAATTATATTTCATATTATTAAAATAATTAAAATAAAATTGTAACTGTAATTGTAATTCGGAAAAACGGTTTAATTGCTGTAAGCAAGACCACCCATGCCGGACATTACACGGAGAACGTTGTAATTGGTGGCATAGACACGAACTTTGGCAGTCTTGGTTCCCTCAACGGTGGCGTTGGAAAGAACAAGCTGAAGAGTTGCATTGTCAATGCGGGAGAAGTTGCAACTGCCAGAGGGCTGGTGCTCTTCGGGCCTCAACGCAAATGAGTACACGTTGATACCGGTGTCGGGAGTGCGGGTGTGGTGCTGGTAGGGCTGAACGAGGTCGAAGTAAGTTCCTTCACGCTCAGAGAAGCGGTCCTGGCCGTTGAGCTGGAGTTTGGCAGTCACGACGGGGTTCTGACCCCAGCAATGCAGGGGAAGAGAGGTCTCGGACAGAACAAAGGTGCCGGCATCAGACACACCGGAGTTCATTTTACTATCGAAGTTGGGTTGGTTGTAAGCACCACCATGGTTCACTGTCGGACTAGTAGTCCACCACTGATCAGCTGTGGGGATGTCTTCGTCGCCTGCACCGGCATCATAGAAGAGACCGGAAGCATCAATGTACTGTTCAACGGCATCAGGACCTCCGAATGCGTGAATGGCATTGGGAAGAGCATCAACTGCGTCAGTGTAGTTGAAGGGCTGAGCACCGAGAAGACGGTAGAGAAGCTGATTGCAATCCAGGGATGAACAATAGTCAACGTTCTGATCTGGCTGAACGACCCAAATGAGTTCTTTCACGGGGTGATTAAAGTTGAGTTTAATCTTGTTGGAAGAGGAACCAACGGATTCATCACCGGTGAACTGCAGTTGTTCGATGAGGTACTCGTGGGGGTTCTGAGCCATGCGCCTGCGCTCATCAGTGTCCAAAAACACGTAGTCAACATACAAGGATGCGGCAACGAGAGACTGGTTATAAGCGGCAGTAACACGACCACCATCAATGGCGCAGGCAGCGGTGTTCAAAGAGCCAACAGCCCACAGACACTCGTCAATGGGGCGAATATCGAGATTAATCTTGACTTCGTGGTACTGAAGAGCGATAAGGGGAAGGGCAAGACCGGGGTTGCGGCAGTACCAGAACTGAAATGGCACATAGAGAGTGGTTTCAGGGAGAGCATTGCGGGGAGCGCAAACTTGACGAGGGGCGTTGCTCTGGCAAGGACCGTCAACATCATTGAATGAAGGGTCGGTAATAAAGGTGAGTTCGGTGGTGTTTCCAACCATTCCGTAGTAACCAGCGGTCTGGTCAACGGGCAAAGTGAGGTTATTCCAGATGTGCATCCAGTCACCGTACTGGCGGTCAATGCGCTGACCACCGATTTCAACTTCAACCTGAGAGATTAGCTGTTCACCGGGGAAATCGAGCCAACGGGCATAAACACCGGTGACACCAGATGCGACACTATTTCTCATACTCTGGTTAATTTCAGGAAGAGTTACCTGAAGGTAAGTGCGGTATGCAAGGTCGCCGTTTCGGCTAATGGTGCAAGTCACGCGACGACCGAAATCAGCCTGTCCGTTAAAAGTCTGTTCAATAGACTCCATTGCAAAGTTGGTGTGACGTTTGTAAGACACTTTCCAGAAAGTAATCTGAGGGTTTCCCGTCAGATAAACATCCTGGGCGCCATAGGCTACAAGTTGCATTAATCCTCCTGCCATTTTATATTGTTATAATATTGCTAAAGAAAAAAATTTTACGTTTTTTGTTTAATTTAATTAAATTAATTCATTTAATTAAATTCTACTATGAAAAATACTCAATACTTATCGAAAACCTCTTGCATTAAAAACACCTAAACAAAAAAAAGAATATCAATAAATACTTGGAATATTATTGAAAATCGTTAAAATGTAAAATTATCTAATAAAAAATCTTTCAAATAACCGGCTTCATAAACACGCTTATCACCCTTGTGTCTTTTTGAACAAAAATATTTGTTGCCTATTTTTTTCAATTTCCATTCATTTTCTAAAGCATTATATATAAATTTTCTTAAACAATCATCAGACAATTTCATATTTGGTTTATATCTGTTTTCATATTTTTTGTTTAACAATTCTCCTTTATCTTTATCTTCATCTTCTTCTTTAAAATACCTTTTTAATCTTATTAGTTTCATTTTAACATCTCGTCCTGTGGTTTTCTTTAAAATGTATTCCTTTTCTTTTTTACCAAGGTTTTTATCATGATAATTTACATTTTTTTTAATTGTCCAATTATTTTCTAAATGTTTTATTAAAACACTCATTTCATGACATTCAAAGTTGTTATTACTGTCATTGTAATTGTCAATTGCTGAGCCGCGATTTATAGTACACTTGTCTACTTTATCGTCTACCTTGTCCGCCATAATATTATTTATGAAATTTATTTTTAAATTGTATGGTTTATAAAAGTTATTTTGTTATGATTAAATGAGAAAATCTTACTTGACATTTGCCGATTTTAATAAATTACAATAAACAAAATAAATGTTTTTCTTCTAAAATTTATTTTGTTTATTGTAATTTATTAAAATCATAATTATAAAATTAAAATAATAATATATACATAAATTTCTTATTAAAGTTTTTTAATATTATATTATATATCAAAATATTCATAATATTATTTTTTGTAATTTTATTTTTTCATGCCGTCGTTTAAATATAAAACAAATAAAAAAATCATAGTAGATGACAAAAGTATTACCACTCTAGATAACCGACACAGAGAAATGCAGTTGTATTTTTCAAATGTTGAAAATGTTATCATTCCCTGTCTTTTAAACGAAAAAAAAAAATTACAAGAAACTTTACTTGACAAACATAATTACGACACTGACGACAATGCCAATCCCGATGATGAGACCAGTGGAATAAAAAATGTAAATAAAAGTAAAATTCCAATTGAAAAACAACTTGAAATAAAAGACCGACTGGCTGAAATTAAAACTGAACTTCGCACTCACAAAAATAATATAAAACAATACTATTTGAATAACTCCAAATACATTTTCGATTATTTTGAAAATAAAAAGGAAATATCAAATGGAAATAATAAAACAAAGATTTTAAATTCATTTTTTAAAATCGATACTTCTACAGAACGTGTTAATGAATTGACATCAATGAACGACAACAATGTAAAAAAGTTTTTATCAAATATTGACCAGTCATTTATCAACGTGAATGATTTCGTATTTCAGACCGGGACTTGCCAGTATTGCAAAAGTGGCGAACTGATTCCAGTCGAACATGAAGGCATTCTCGTGTGCAATAATTGTTCAAAATATGTTGTATACTTGATTGAAAATGAAAAACCGTCGTATAAAGAGCCGCCCAAAGAGGCGTGTTTTTATGCTTATAAGCGCATTAATCATTTTAAAGAAATTATGGCACAGTTTCAAGCGAAAGAAACCACACAAATTCCACCAGAAGTTATTGATAATATTAAATTACAAATTAAAAAGGAGAGAATAAGTCTCTCCAAGTTTACAAATTCAAAAGCAAAAGATATTCTGAAAAAACTCGGTTACAATAAATTTTATGAACACATTCCTTTCATAAAAGATAAACTCGGCATCAAACCGCCCACAATGACACCCAATTTAGAAGAGCTGTTATGCAATCTCTTTATGGAAATACAGGGACCTTATGCCAAGTTTTGCCCGGATGACCGCGTCAATTTTTTAAACTATTATTACACCATTTACAAACTGTGTGAATTAATTGGACAAACACAATTCCTTCCTTATTTCCCCCTGCTTAAAGACAGAGAGAAACAAATAGAGCAAGATGAAATATGGAAAAAAATATGCTTTGAACTCAATTGGGAGTTTATACCGACGCAGTAACGCAAACACTTGTGTTTTCTGATATACATATTGACATATTTATTTTTATTTATCAATATATATATATATATATATACCAGTATAATTAATAAAATGAATTGTAAAATACAGTCAATAAAAAAAAAAATAAGCGATTTGATATTTGAAGAAAGAGAAATAATAACACGAAGGTATACCTTGTATTTACAAGAAGTAGAAGAACTTGATAGTGCTTTTGATATACAACTATGGATAAGTAAGTATCGACACATATTTTCAAAATATGGTAGAGAGGATATTGATAAAATTAAAATATAGATTATATATTATATTGTATAATGAATGCGTTCAACTTGGATTTTAATGTTATAAATCCTCTTTTTATTTTTTTTGTGACTTTAGGTGGAAATTTTGTTGCGCCGCTGTTTCCATGTCAAGTCCAAAGACTTTTCACAGAAAATATTTACTGTAAGCATTTTCTCGCATTTTTTATTTTATTTTTTGCAATTGTTCTAACTTCAGAAAAATCTTCCAAAATAACCAGTGTTGTATTTTCTAAAGCGATTGCATTATATTGTCTGTTTATCATTTTAACGCGAATGGATAAAAATTTCTTCTTGCTATTTTTCATCATTTTGTGCATAAAATTTATTATTATTAATGAAATGACAAATACCACCGATAAGAAACTAAAAGACAAGTACAATCAAATTGATAATATTTTGGGTTATCTACTAATATGCATTGGCATCGCCGGATTCGTATTATACTATGGAGAAAAGAAGTTCGAATATGGAAAACGGTTCAACTATCTCACATTTTTGTTAGGAAAACCGGTCTGCCGCGAACATATTATTCCAACAAAATATAAACGTAATTTATCATACGTGTTGAAAAAACATTAAAAGTATTGTTGAAAGTATTTGTGCATATAACAATATAATAATTAATTACTTAATAATATTAAATATACTTTTTGATATATTTAATATTATACAAATAAATCACATAAATTACATAAATTACATAAATTACATAAATTACATAATTTACACACATTATGAATACAATAAATACAAATACAAATTCTGAAACAAAAAAGTTGAAAATACATTGCGATATCAAAGATAAATTAGACTACTTTATAAAACAAAAAAAAATTCCCAATATTATTTTCCACGGTGCATCCGGGTGCGGAAAAAATGTTCTTGTAACTGATTTTATTAACAATGTGTACAATGGAAATAAATTAGCAATACAAAATTATGTAATGAATGTAAATTGTGCTCATGGAAAAGGCATTCGGTTCATTCGAGAAGAATTAAAATTTTTTTCAAAAACAAATGTAGACTTGAAAGATGGTGACATATTTAAAACGGTTGTCCTTCTAAATGCAGACAAACTCACAATTGACGCTCAATCCGCTTTAAGACGCTGTATTGAACTTTTTAGTCGTTCTACCCGCTTTTTTATCATTGTTGAAGATAAATATAAATTACTGAAACCAATCTTATCAAGATTTTGCGAAATATATGTTCCGGAACCTATTATAAATAATTGTGTAACAAATTTACACACATACAACTTGAATCACGTCTACACTTTTAAAGACATCGATACGACCCGTAGATTATATTTGAAAACTCTGTTAACCGGAATAATAAAAAAGTATCATGATGTTTGCCTGGAAGTACAGCCGTCGCCGCTGCCACCGAATCAAGTTCAAAATAAAAAGCAAAGTATCGTTTCAGAATGCATGTTATTGATTACGAAATTATATAACAAGGCATTTTGCAGTGTTGATTTGCTTTATTATATTGAGCAAAACTCTAAAATTGATGACCTTAAAAAATATGAATATTTAATTACATTTCAAAAAATAAAAAAAGAATTTAGAAATGAAAAATTATTAATGTTATTTATTTTATATTTCTTAATATTTCGTAGCGATTTGACTTTAGAAAATATATCGTTCATGTAAAGCAAGTTTTAACATTTCTGAAATGGACGATTTTGTGCTTGGAAATTTGCAAGAGTCGCGAAATGAGTTTTGCGCACGTCTTATCAACATATTAACACCACACGTAATATATGGTTTAAAATCTATTTTTGATGAAGCATGGAGACTCTGCCTTGATAATGATGAGGCGCCAAAATACTTGATGACATTTCAAAACTTTTTAATGCGTGTGCCAAAATGGAATACTGCAATTATAGAACAAGAGGCGACGCGCATTGTGGAACGAAGTGGTTGTGGTCACATTGAAGAACTGATTACGTGTGTCCATATTGTTCAGCTTAAAATGCTCACGTGCATGCGAGCCGGAAGTAAACAAAAAAAAATCGACATCGCTATACCCAAATTATCTGATTTTATTCACAAGGTTTACATTAATTCCGCTAGAAAAGTATACTCAAATGTATTTTTATTTGAAAAAAGCAAACAGCATTTGCAAATCCAAAAACACAACCGCCAGCTCGAGCTCATAGTAAAAGAATGCATTCTCAACACGGTACGCGAAAGTATCCCAATAGAGCATTTGTTAAAGGTCTACATGGAAGATGAATTCATCGAAGAAGACACTGAAGTTATTGACACGGAAGAAATTATATCACAGGACCCGATAATTGAAGAAGAAGAAGAAGTGCAGCAAGAGCAAGAAGCTGCTGTCGATAATAATGTCATTGCTGAAGCGGAAGATAACGCGACAAAGCGCCAAACAATCACATTTGACGACATTGACAGAGTAAGAGTTTTGGGTTCTGATTCTCAACAACATGCAGAAGAATTTATAAATGCTCCGAAAACTTTAGAGAGATTGGAAGAAATAAGCATTCGAAATTTTGCAAAACGCAAAGAAGAAGAAGACGGATATGATGATGACGATGGTGAAACTGAAGACACGCTGCGCATCGGTGACCCTGTAAGTCTTGGAGATTTAGATGTTGATGAATTTTCAATTGATTCGTAAAAAAAGTAATTAATATATGAATTTATAGAGTATAAAAGCACAAATGGATAATATATTTGTAGTTGGGTGTGTTATATCTACCGTCTTTTTTTTAGCAAAGTTTTTAGAAATGCGATTTTCCGTTGAAGAACCTAGACCTCTTAAATACTTGATGCGCGACACCGTGGTTGTTTATGCCAGCTGCATTATTGGTTACTATTTGCTCCTGCAATTTCAATCAGAAGTTTCAAGCGGCGGCGCTTCTATTGAAGTCTTTACTGATAGTCCCTGTTTTTAGTAAGGTAACTTTATAAATCTATCCCTTCGGGGACTCCTTAATTCATATTGTTTAGAGTGTGAAACAGTTTAAGTTTTAATTTTGTAGCATTTTCATTAAAACTTAGAATCCGAGCATTATTTGTGTGGTATACTGAGCCAATCTTATCATTCATCATTATTAATTTGTAGTTTTCATTTTTCCAATCTGTGAAACTTCGTAGTAATTTTTTAAAAATCTTTTTGACAAAATGAACCGACAAATCTTCATCCGTCAATTTCGTCCAATTTTTAGAAATATATATCAAAATATCGCTTTTTGACCCTTTAATTGAACAAATTGGGACGTGCTCAAATGATTTTTTTTTCAAATCATCCATAACGAAACTGCACGCCCAATCACAAACATCTTTTGAATTGAATAGCTTTTCCAAGTCTTCACTGGTTATTTCCAATGTGTCTACCCATTCTACAAAATCGCAACTGCACCCACGCGTCGAGTGAGTCTGCTGCGACTGTTGTTGCCATTGTTGCGATTGTTTAAAATACTCAAATTGTGTTTTTAAATACATGAGCTCTTTTTTTAGACCCGTAATGTCATCTTTTAAATTGATTATTTCCATGTCGCGCGCATGTTCTTTTTCATCACTTGTTACAACTGTTACAATTGGTGGTGGCACAAGCAACAACTCCGGTTTCGGTTTTGGTATGATTTTAATCCTTTTCATAACATAACATCTATAAATAGCCACTATAACAATACGTCAATTTTAAAATCAATTTTAATACAAATCAAACATGTAAAATAAAATATATTATTATATTATTTACATTATTTTATAATACTGTTTATAACAATGAATAAATTTGCATTAGTAATTATATTTTTCATCGTATTTGTCATTTTAGAAACACTTGTTTATTATTTATATAAAAATAAACAAATAATAAAAGAATCGTTTGTTGAATCGTATCAAGGCTCAGACGTAAACTATGAAAGTTGCATAAAAGGTGGATATCCGCAAACATGGTGTTTAAGTATTCAAGACCCGTATAGCATTGACAACCCTGATTCCACTTTGGATGAATGTGTTGATAAACCGAGAAAGAACGTGAAACATTAGAGAGAAGAGAGAATAAATCGTTATAAAATATAATAAAACAATATAAACCAAATAATAATATATTATAAAGAATTACAAAAATAAATAAATATAATGAAAAAAAAAATCATTAATGTCGTTACATCTTCTCATTCAGAACCTAGTTGTAAAACAACAATTGTTTCTGTAAAAGAAAATGAAAATAAAACTAGTGACAATGCCGATATCAATGCGGATACCAATGCCGATACCAATGCCGATGTTATTGTTATTGAAATTGCAGAACCGCCAGTTGTTGTTGAAAAAAAAAAGAGGGGAAGAAAAAGACTTATTAAACCAGATTTGACAAATAACACAAATGCAATTATTATTTCCGCAGATACTGCAAGCATTTTAGACCCAAGTGCTCCTCCACCCGTCGTTGTCCATAAAAAAAGAGGAAGAAAGCCTAGAGGTGGGAAAATAATACAAGAAACTCTTGTACACAATAATAATGTTCCCGAGCTTCCAAACATTATCTTGCATTTAAAATGTGTAACGTCGGATTTGAATACTGCAAACAATGAAAGCATTGTAGGCTCATCATCAGATACATCAGCGATTAAACATGAGAATGAAATTATGTGCTACAACGACCAAACAGTGTGTGGGTCAGAGGTTTGTAACTATACCGACTCATCCACAGATTCTGTTGATTCCGATTCACCTATCAGGACAATCAGTTATTATGAGCCTGATAATAATAAAACTAACAACACGCTTTATGACCCTTCGACATTTGCTAATTGTTGTTCTGCAACTTCAACATGTGATTCATCATCCTCATTACAATTATTTAATGAGTGGAAAGAAAAACACAAACAGAATTATCAACATGACGATTCGGTAGATTATGACAATAATACAACAATGAAAGACATATGGAAGAAAATATCACAACTGAAAATAAGCTATAATAAAAATGATACATTTCAAATCATTGGGTCACACCGTTCTGCGTGTTTTTGGTGCACGTGCGATTTTGACACACCTGCAATTTACATTCCAAAATCGATGGTTAAAGACACGTGCAATGTTTACGGATGTTTTTGTCATCCAGAGTGTGCCGTCGCATTTCTTATGAATGAAAATATTGACACGTCAATAAAATTTGAACGATATCATTTATTGAATTCCATGTATGGTCCTATATATAATTATGACAAGAGTATTAAACCGGCTCCAAATCCTTACTATTTACTGAATAAGTTTTACGGAAACCTTAGCATCATAGAATATCGAAAATTGTTTAAAAGCGAACAGCTTATTTATATGGTTAATAAACCACTTACACACATTTTGCCCGAACTTTACGAAGACAATAACGATTTTCTGGTTGGAAATAAAATAATTCAAAACAATAATATTCGTAAAAATCAATTGAAAAAAAAATCAAATAAAACGAATATTATCAACGAAGTCTTTGGTGTAAAATGATTAACTAAAATAAATTAAAAATAAAAAAAAATTTCACATATCATCAATCAATTTTTTCTTTTAAAATAACATTATTATTCTTTATACAATTCTCATAATTTTCACAATTAGTAGCATTACAATCTAGACACTTTTCGTTGCAATTTTCCAGGTCGTTGCATGGTTGGTTTTTTGAGGCATTGTTTGCATTTGCGAGATATGCTTGTTTACGCTTTATTAACTCATTCATCTCTTCAACTTTTTTAGCTTTTTCTTGCTGCATGCGATAATTATTTGACCCCTTGTCCATAATGTCTCTTATTACAGAATATACTTTTTGATTTTTTGTTTTCTTTAAGGTATGGTCTTCCTTTGGCGTAATGCCTAGATAATCACTCACAACTTTCACAACATCATTACTACATGATTCTAGTTTTTCAAGTGCTTCGCATTCATTGTAATTTGTTTGAGACACAATAAATTGAATTTGCTGTTTTCGTCTGTATTCCAATTTTTGTTTTACTGTATCCATTAGTCTGGTGTTCAAATCTGCTTGGTCTTCACAATTCATTATATATATCTATGTTGGTTTTCGCTATCAATATATATATACTACATTAAATATTTTCTAAATCATATTAAACGAATATTTATATTACATATAACGAAACGACGCACGGAACACAACGAGAATGGAAAATCAAGAAAATACAACAACAACTGATAATGGTATTAATAGCGTTATTGACATTCGCGGAATTCAATTTGACATTTCGTCTGTTTTAAAAGATGTAACAAATTCTATTAAAAATAATTTGAAAACGTCATTTGATGACGTATTTAAAGATTATGAATTATATAAATCTACTCATGATGCATTACTTCAAATTCCGTTTATCAAAGATTTGTATAATAAAAATTCAGAGCTATCATTACAAGTAGAAATACTGAAACAGCAAGAGAAGCAAGAACAAGAACACTGTGAAGAAGAAGAAAAACGAGAAGAACATGAACCAACAATTACATTGAATATTCATGAATCTTTGATTCCAGATAATAATAACGATGACGAACCATGTTCATTGCGCACTGATTTTTTAAAAACGAATAAAATGAATAAAAAACAACCTGAAAATGATTTTGAATTTGAAATTGTTTCTGAACAAGAAGAAGAAGAAGAAGAAGCTGAAGAAGAAGCTGAAGAAGAAGCTGAAGAAGAAGAAGAAGAAGCTGAAGAAGAAGAAGAAGAAACTGAAGAAGAAGCTGAAGAAGAAGCTGAAGAAGAAGAAGAAGCTGAAGAAGAAGCTGAAGAAGAAGAAGAAGAAGAAGAAGAAGAAGAAGAAGAAGAAGAAGAAGAAGAAGCTGAAGATGAATCCGAGAAAGCAGCTGATGAAGCCGATGAAGAAGAAGAAGATGAATCCGAGAAAGCAGCTGATGAAGCCGATGAAGAAGAAGAAGAAACCAAGGATGAAGAAGAAGAAACCAAGGAGTCTGATGAAGAAGAAGAAGAAGTTTTTGAAGTTTTAATCAAAAATGTAACATATTACACAACAAATGAACAAAATGGTGACATTTATTCTTGCGTAAATGATGATGTCGGAGAAATTGTTGGAAAATTTAAAAATGGAAAACCTTCATTTTCTAGACGCAAATAAAAAATAGGGTACACCACGCTATCCAATTATACCTATTGTCAATAATTGAGGAGTTCAGAGGGGGCGCAAAACATTGCTTCTCTAATTTTTATTATTTATTGTGTATATTTTATATATTATATATATAATATATAAAATACATTTAATTCAACTTTATAAAAATGATTTTTCAATACATTTGTCCGCCAGCATCATTATATTTAGCCTTTTCAATCATTCAAATACTTATTGATATGTTTAGAGGCGAAATGAATACTGCATTTTTAAAATTTATTGTAATGATAATTTTTACGATTGCGCTGAACATGTTATGCACATCAGGACTTGGAATTATATCATGGTTTATTGTATTTATACCATTTATTTTAATGACATACATTACAACCATTCTTGTTTTTGTATTCGGAATTCCAAAGACATCAGACTTAAGACCTGAACGCAAACCTCGAAATGAGCATAATCGTGACTGGTGGAAACACCATGAACATGAACATATTGGCGGGTGTTCCGGAACGCGTTTCGGCTGTTGTGACGACGGAAAAACCGCGAAAAAAAATTATCACGGTTCAAACTGTCCTTCATCGCCTCGCCCTCACCATCATAAAGACATCGTTGGCGGATGCGCCGGAACGCAATACGGCTGTTGCCCCGACAAAAAAACCGCAAAAAGTGACGACAAAGGAAGTAACTGTTGCACTGCAACAAAATACGGATGTTGTAATGATGGAATATCAGCCCAACCATGTCCCAGCGGAACGTCTCTTGTGTTAGACCCCGAACAATCATTGGCTCCAAAAAGACTTGCCGGCGGCTGCGCAAAAAAAAAATATGGCTGCTGTTCTGATGGAAGTGCTGCAGTGGCAAAATCGTGCGGAGTTTATAATCCGGTAATATAAATCTGAAAAGTGTAAAAAGAATTAAATATATTTCATTTATTATTTTACCATATATATTATTATTTGTGTAAATCACATAAATATATATAATATATTATATTATTATATATATTATATTTTTACATAATTTCACATACTTATTTACTTACATGGTTATCATTCAATATGAAATCAATAATGAATATGTTCCAAATATTCCAAACCCAAACAATTACAACTATAAACTTCATAGCGGATGCGGAGAGACGGATATCGCACCTGAAGTAAATTTAAAAATAATGTTTGCTGTAACAGCCGGTTATATGATTTATTCTTTCGTAAATAGTAATGCATTCCCTGAAACAATGTTGCGATTAACTTATAAAGTTGTATTAGTCTCTACAAAAGTCAATAAAGCGTACAACAATTTAATAACTTATTTTAATAATATTATTAATCGCGGTAATAATAATAATAATGAATCGACAAGTTCAGAATCATCCCCTACAGATTCTTTTACAGATTATGAAATTAGAGTAATTAAAAATGGAATAAAATGCGAACAGTTTGAAACAATGAAAATATTCAAAAAATCAAATTATTTAGGAAATCCAAATGACTATTGCGACTCTCAAGATGATGAATCAGAATCACAATCTTCTAACAACGAAAGCTGTGATATTTGTGACGTGTGTGATTCTCAAGATGATGATGAGAATCATACAGATGATGATAAGCAAAAACAAGAAGATGATAAGCAAGACAAAATAATCACCACAGAACCACACGCAACGAGTGCAAAAAATGAACAATTATTTATTATGAAACACAACAAACAAAATAACACAATTCGATTTATACCATATGATTTTATAATGCAAACACTTTTTTTGAAACATGGCGGCAATCGTTATAATAAACTCAATAAAAACTATACGAGACTATACAGACAATTTACAGAAAATGATTATTTAATTTCACCGAATGACCTCATAATTTCAAAAGCAGGAATGATTGTGTGTTCGCTCGAATTCAAGGGTAAAACATATGACATTGACATTACATTCCCTTACAATTTCAACGTGGTTGGAAACGTTATACTAGATTACACATTTTTATCATGGTACATGTTGAAAGAATACGAAGTTGCACCTTTTGCTGTGGACTGTGATTACACATTGACGTGCATATCCAACGCCAATGCGGTTATGCACGTATATAAAGTTGGGAAATCCTCAGGACTATTGGTAAATTTGAACGAGTATGAAATTATAAGTGTGTAATAAAAACAGCAATGAACTTATTAATATTAATATTTTTGAAATCAATATAAACATATTCAATGATTATATTTATTATATTTAGTTATGACATCGTTCGAAGAACACCCATTGACGTCCTCGACAAAAGAAGAAGGCGGAAGTAATAAAAGTTTAAATATAAACAACTCCGACAATTCGCATCATTCATCACCTCATAGTTTGTCGGACACGTGGATACTTTGGGCTCATCTTCCACACGATACAGACTGGAGCATTAAAAGTTATACTAATATTTATGAATTTAATACACTAGAACAAGCAGTCACAATAACCGAAATGCTTCCACCAAAATTGATTATAAATTGCATGTTATTTTTGATGCGCAAAGGAATCAATCCAATATGGGAACACGAGAGAAATAGAAACGGTGGCTGTTTTTCATATAAAATTATTAATAAAGATGTTCCTGGCGCCTGGAAACAAATGTCATACTTGTTGGTGGGAGAAACAATGTCTGACAATGTTAAAATACTACCACACATTAACGGAATAACAATATCTCCGAAAAAGAATTTTTGCATTATGAAGGTTTGGGTTGCAAACTGTTTATTTCAAGATGCAACTATTATTCGTGAAGTTGAAGGTGTCAGTTCGCATGGCTGTTTATTCAAACGTCACGTTCCAGAATATTAGTTCACAAAGTAAAAATAGTTTTAAAAGATATATATGTGCATTTATTTTATATACATGCACATATACAACAATTCATTTCAATGTGATAAATAAACAATCTATTTATTTATTTCTTGGGTCCTCGAGAACGAAGTGAATAACTGCTCTTAACGGGGGTAGCAACACGACGACCGCGTTTTGCCGTATTTTTGTGACACGCCTGGTCTACGCATTTTTTAGACCCCTTGGCGCATTTCTTAATTTTTCTATAAGCTTGTTTTCCAACACAACCTGTAATACATTTGCGAGAACCGCGTTTACACCTCGATTTTGCCATTTTTATTTATATATATACTCGTCATAGAAAAAAAAATTGTTTATTTTTATAAATATTTTTTTTGTAAAATTCCTAAAGATGTTTAAATCTGTGTATAAGTATTCAAATATAATAAAAATAAATACGACATGTATGCCATTATTATGACGATTAACCATATCGGTATAACTGTTTTATTTCTATAACCTATTCCAAATTGACGCATTGTTCCATCTTTGTTAAAAACGCAACTCGGCTTGATATACACCATCAGCCCAAATAATGTGATAAATAATAATATCGAAAATGAGGTTATATTTTTTCTTACAAAAATCTTATTCATTCTAAATTTTGTTTACTGATTGGTTGATTGATGAATTAATTATTGTTTAGGTTGGATATATTGCTAATATATCTAAATAAAAAAATGCATAAAATAAACCCCATTCTAAAATCATTATTTTTAATCTTCGCAATAATGAAAAATATAAATTGATTTTTAAATACTTATATTTATATTTTTCAGCGTTTCGAAAATCAGACGAGGAAGAAGAAATATCATGAATCTGTTTATTCTGTCATTGTTTCCCGAAGAAGTTGCGAGGTTCATGATGGATAAGCACATTGTCAAAATCATACTTGAAGCCGTTCAAATGTTGTGTTCTGCGCGCCGCGTTCTTCTTCCAACGGATGACGAAACAATCAACGCGCCGCTCTACAAGCTGGCTCACAAAAATCACCCTGTTACCATTTGGTGCAGAATGTCGCGCGAAAACTTTATCTGGACACTCGACCTTGTTGACGAAATGCACAAGGAATGGCGATTCCGCTACAACCACCCTGAAACAAAATTTCACAAATCCTACTTGGTTGCGCAGTATTTACGACAGAATATTCCCGATGCTGACGTCTTTCCAGAACAACGACTCACGCCGTTTGCGCAGGCAATGCCCGACCAGTACAAACACGAAGATGCAGTCGTTGCATACAGAAACTACTACATGTCGGAAGAAAAACAAAAGATTGCGACATGGAACAAGAAGAGAGAAGCACCTGCATGGTATATAAAAAAAATCCAAGAAATACAATAAATTTATTATTCTTCTTCTCGCACTTCTTCAAGACTTTCATCTTGATAACTGTCAGGATACATGGCGGCAGAGGTTGCATATTCTTCTTGACCGTCGTCTTCTTGTGTATCATTCATGACATCGTCTGCATCAATATCGGGCGCATCTCCCTCGTCTTCCACCGCATCCTCACGAGCTAATGCTTCAGGGTCATCTGAAACCGGAGGCAAACCTCTCGCTTTTTTCCGACCATTTATTCTCTCGATGCGCACCAATTCTTCCGCTTCAAACTCGGGATTATATATCCTTAAACCCGTGTTTTTCCCAATAGACTGTGTCCCCATCTTATATTTTTTATGATTCAAATAAATTTGTTTCTGGTCTTCCGACATCTTTTCAACATTTTGAACAATATCGTCTCTCTCTTCATCAATCGAACGCAAATAATTTTCACGAATATTTTCAATGTCTTTGTTTATCAGCTTCTTGTCTTCAACTACCAAATAAAAATAAGTTTCTAATACTCTGGAAATTTCTTTTTGAATGTCAACCAGTTTGCCTGTTTTACCCTGTGACAACTGTTTTTGTTTTGCAAGTTCGGAAAAATATATATATGAATCAACCGCAACTAAAAAATAATACTCGTATAATAAAACAGTAATTTGCTTCGCATCACTAAAAACAGGCGTATTTTTCACCAATTCGTTCAAAAATAATGTCGACATTTGCACATTTTTCAAAATTGCATTGATTGGTTTTTTATTTCCAATCGTATAAAATTTATCTAATTTATTTGTTATTCTCTCATTTGAAAATTTAATGATGGATTCTGAATCGCCACTAGAAAGTTGCCCAGAAATATACGGTGGCAAAGATTCCATCTCAGAAACTTGAGAGAGTATAATATTCGGATAAATCTGGGTAATATTTTTTATTGCATTTCTCACAAATTCAATCGATACTTCCAACGAATTATTTTCACCATTTAACAATGTATTTTCCATTTTATTGAAAAGCATTATGCCCCCATTTTTGAAAATGCCTTTACCAACATCTTCAATGCTTCGGAATATCGCACTTTGAATTGTCGTATTTTTTTTACTCGCGGCAAAATTTAAATACTTTTCCACTTTTTCGGTCAATGTTTTTGTATTCTTTTCAATTATTAATTGCAAATCTCTCAAAGATGATTGCGAGCGATTCTCATTAAAATTCTTCAATGCGACTATAAATTCGTCTGGGAAAACCATTGTCACAGACATCTTGGACTCTTTTGACTTTGATTTCGTTTTTGAATCATCCATCACTTTTGTTAAAATGCGGTTTAAATTTTCATTATATGTGCCCACACCCGTTTGATAGTGGTCCATTGGTTTCATTGTTTGGCCATTTATAATCTGCAGTAAATGCTGCAAGTCTTTTGTTGTGTACTCCAGGTTGAATTCATTTTTAATTTTATCAATCAACTTTATTTTGTCATCATGGCTCATATTTTGCGAATTTTTCAGAATATTAAAAATCTCTCGATTCTCTCCAAGTGTATTTTTAAATTTGCAAATTTTATGAATGTCACCCGACAATGATGTGCCGGAAGAAGTCCCTTTATTTTTTCCATAGTTGCAATATGTCATGAATGCATTGTATATAGTTGACTCGTCAAAATTCGTAGGAAGGTCTGGAATGTTATTTCGCGTGTCTCTCGGGTCCATCATTGTTGGAGCTTCGCTGAGACTATGAATGTCCGTAAGTATTGCACTTGTGCAATCCGCCATGTCACAATAATTTTTTATATTTGGAATATGGCTTACCATATAATCCAGCGTATTGTTACCTTCGTGGTCGTTGCAACACGCGTTCTGAATATAATTCTTGGATAAAAGTTTTGACCGGTCTTTCGTTTGAGATGAAATTACCTCTTGTATAAGTTTTTGAATAACCAATGAAAAATGTATCACTTTTGACTGCAACACCAGTATTTTTTCCGTTTGTAAACAACTTCCATTTTTCAAGTTTCGTTTCAAGTCATCACAATATGTTTTTGTTACAGGCAACGGCGTGGAAGTAATGAATGCAGAAGGGTCAACCAATAGCGGACGAAAATGTGACGACGCAACATTAATTTTAATACCCGACTTTGAAGACAATGATTTCTTTTGTTCTTTTAACGCATCGGATTCGCGTTTCTTATCAAAACGCGACTGAATTTGCGGCTGATTTATTATTTTCGTTTTTATAAGATTAAATAGAGTGTCTCTCATTTTATCCTGGTTAATCTTTTTTATTGAATTCCAAGGAGCATAATCACTCTTTACCTTTTGAGAGATGCATGCCATATAAATAACAAATGATAAATCACTTTCATCAAGAGTCAACGGATACCCTCCGAACGATTTTACACAATTTGGAAACGTTGTTTTACTTTTTATTTGCGGAATGGATGTCTGTATCACAATTATAATCAATGCCATGGAATAAAAAATTAAATACTGATTAAAAGTCTTTTCATATGCTTCATAATCAACCGTCATTTTTTTATCCAATTCATACTGCTCTTTTGTTTTTTTTTTAGGAAGAAGTAACTGAATTGTTTCTATAATAAATCGTTTATCCTTATTTTTAAAAATTACAGACAAAGAACCTTCATAATGGTTAACAATTGTATTCAAACTCTTTATCGTTTCATTATCGCCTTCTCCTTCTCTCTCACCTTCCGCTTCGCTTAGTTCCTCTTGTTCCTCTTGCTCTTCGCCTTCATACTCTTCTTCTTCCTCATCTTCCTCATCTTGTTCTTTTCCCTGTTCTTCGTCTTCACCTTTACCTTTATCAGTTTTTATATTTGCATCGATGATTTCACCCGAGTTGACTGCGGAAAGGTCGGATGCATTTTCTTCTTCGCTGCGAATTAAATTCACCGCAGATTCAGACAACTCATTACCACCACCACCACCACCGCCGCCAATTTCTTCCTCTTCAAGCAACCAACCTTCCGATACTAGCGCAATTTTTGAAATAGTGTATCCGCTATATTTGTCAACAATTTGGTCACCTTCGCGTTTCCCGTTTGTTCTTTCAATTTTGGAAAGCGCTGTCACATATTTTGATGATTTGGGGTCTTGCGGGTTATAATTACGGGCAAGCTCATACAAAAATGTGGGTAATAAACGAACGCCTGGAACGCCGCACGATTTGCAATAATACCAGCGAGCATCCTCATCTGGAAGCGCATCTCTGACAAATAATTCGCTGTTTACCAAATCAAGAATGCATTGGTATTTTTTGGCAACGTCATCAATCCCCAAAATGCAATCGACAATTTCCCGATAAGGCGACTTGACAATTATTTCAACCTTTTTCTTGTGTTCTTGACCTAGGATATACTTCTTCTGATTGTATTTTAGTATTTCAAAAACTTTCAACTTTGAAAGAAGTTTTATATTTTTAAAATCTCGTAAAAATATCTCGTCAATGTTCTTCTTTTTGGTTTCACTTTTTGAATCGAATTCATCTATAATTTTACTTGTCAAATCATTCAATAACGACGATTCTGACATGGTCTTGTCTAAACATTTTTGATTAATTGAAAAACATAGCGGTTTAGGTTTTGTTTCCGACGGAATATTGCAAAAATATGACGGGTCGTCCACTTGCACATTCTCAAGTTCAGGGTCTTTATCAATGGTCCATTCATTATTTTTTCTAACATAGTAATCATATCGCGTAGACCCGTCATCTTGGTCAACAATTCTCAAAGCTGCATAGTCGCCATCCTTTACAACGCGCTTTCCCGTTGAATCATACTTTGAATCAAACAAAACATCCGCAGATTTTCCATTGTCTACTTCTAAAGCACCCATCGACAAATACACTCTGCTCAAATTAATCTCGCGCTTTTTACACGTTTTTGAATCCGCCCCCGACGACTCTTTCTGCATTTGTTCCTTCAAAACCTGCTGTTCCCGTCTTACTATGGAATCCACCTCTGAAGATGTTAAATCAGAATTCTCAATCGCCATCACGTCCATGAATAACCGCGCAAAATCAACGTCTAGAAGTATTTTCAAAATTTCGGAAGATGATAAAAAATCACCACCACTGCTATTGCTGCCGCTGCCGCTCTCTTCATTTAATTTATAAAGTTTAAAAATCTCATCGAGAGACGTGGGTTCATCATTCGACAAAACTATTTTTTTATGAAATTCTTTTGAAATTGTAACCCGTTTGCCTTCATTTTCATTAAAAGCATCATAAAATAATTCCAACGAATCTCGTTTCGTAATTGCATTTTTATTAACAAGCTTTTTAAACTTGGACGACGACGCAGAAAGCCTTTTCATATATTCAGAAATATTTTTATTAATAAACGCGCGCATTCCATTATACTGGCGTTCAGTTAAATCTTTGTTGTATATTAAAAATGGTTGAAGTGCATATACGACTTCGTGCATTGATAAACAGCGACCGAGACGAGATTCCAATGCCGCGAATGCGTCTTCATTCGTCGGCACAAACGAGTTAATAAATTGACTTATTTTATTTGTGGATTTTGAAATAGACTCATTCGGAGCAAACGCTACTACATCCGAAAATACAATGCCGCCTTTATATTCTCCCGCCGAGCGTTGTTCATCGCCTTTATCCACATTTATAACCTCGGTTACAATGTCATCTCGGAATTTAATGTCGGCAATCAAACTTGACCAAGTTTTCAAATATAAAGAATCGATTGATACTCTATCTGTCAAAAGCGTGTCCGGCAATCCCATCTGCGTCAAAACAACCGCTTGCTTATTAAGTGTAACAAATGACGTTATAAATGCAGGGTCATCTGGAGTCATGTCAACCCGTTTTACATTATTTGACTTCACATCCTCGAATTCTAATTTGGTTAGTCCCGGATTGTATGCACGGTCAATGTACGTCTGAACTGATGACGCCGCGGTTGTCTTTGTTATCGCTCTTCTTGCTGCCGATGCCGATGCAATCGTGTCATTATTTGTTGAAAGCGTCAAAATACTTTCGCGAACAGGTTTATTTTGAATAACATACTTGTTATCTGGATTTGGTTTCGGATTCTCAAATGGAGTTAAATAAGAATTTATATCTTCCATAAGTTTTGGATTATAAGGCGCATTTTTTTCCGGGTATATATTTTTCTGTTCTAGTATTTGCTCTTTGAAATCGTATATTGCATTTACCGTATTGACACTAACCGCGTCATCGCCTGTTACGTATAATTTTTTAATATTTTCCACAACAGGCAGAACCCACTGCAGTTTCGTGTCTAAATTCTGAATGTGTACCGAAGACGGTTTATCGTGTTCGCTTAAAGCTCTCGGCATTTTTGGAACACCATTTTTATCAAAGAGCGAATACTCTTTCCTTAGCTGAAAAAAACGCTCAATCCCTCGATGAATTCTGTTCATCTCTGCATCCGTTCGTTTACTTTTTGGAATTGAAGAAATAATATTTTCCAATAAATCGTCATATTGTTTCGTTTCAGACACAATTCGTTGAGACGTCGGAACCTCGTACATTATGCTTGCAAATATTTTATTCCCTTCATCTAGCGCTTCGGCTAAATCAAGTTCGATGCCCGATTCTTCTTCTTCATAACCCTCTTCATAATCCGCTTCTTTCGCAACGGCATCGGCTGCTTGTGGTTTGAATTCAATTACTTTAATTCTTTGTATCCAGGGAGGTAACCCGCTGCAACCAAAATTTATAAAAATACTCTCTTGAAAATCCCGTGGAATGTCTTTTACTTCTTTCCCCAAATCATCAAGCAATAGTTTTACTTCGATTATATCTTGCGTCGTGTCCACGTCTACAATTTTACACAAAATAAAAAGAGGTTCTTCATCTTCTGACGATGAGGACGAGGACGAGGGCGCCAATTCAATTGAAACTGTCATATCAATCTTGAAACCCGACTGTTCTACATACTTGTGAGTGGCCTTCCTTTTAATAATTTGAATTTCTGATACTTCTTCGTCTTCAATCTTTTGTATTTTATCATTGTGTATTTTAACACTTTCTACTTGTTGAGTTTTTTTATTATTTAATTTCAACAACCCGGAATCTACATATACTATTTCATACACATTGTTTTGTAACTTTGACTCGGGCACATTTGCATTTATTTTTATTTCATCTCCAAGAAATAATTTATTTTTATTGCTACCTGTGTCTTCTGCTTCTTCTGTTTCTTTCATATTACTCATGATAAATTATACTAATATATAATTATATATATAGTATAATAGTTAGAGAAAATTCTATAATCTTTACACTATTATTAATTTACCAATATTTATAAGTTTATAAAATACAAAATACACTGTTTTATAACAAAAGTTGTTAAATGTTTTATATTTTATTTAATGAATATAAAGAATACACAAGTATTAATAGTAATATAGCAATATAGCAGCAAAACATGTCATCACACCAAGAACAACCGCCCCGAGCGCATTATCGATTTGATTTGAATTCTTTTCCCGACATTATAGAGAATGTGAATGAGTGCATCAAATGTAAAAAAGTGACTGTCGCCACATCGTCAGAAAATTCATCATATTATTTAGTTAACTATGACAAAAAAACAATGCGTAAAAATATTAATAATGAAATAACCTGTGTAAAACATTTTCGGTCTGTTGTTTTGAATGAAGACCGAAAAGTTATTGGATTCTCTCCGCCAATGTGTGAACCAAAACATGTTATGAATGTCATTGACTTTCCAAATATTCAATTTGCCGAAGAGTTTGTTGAAGGGACCATGGTAAACGTATATTATAATTCTGCAAATGATGTTCAAAGCTGGATTTTTTCCACAAAAAATACAATTTCACCTGTCAAAAAATCGGCAGGAAAATGTTTTAGAAGCATGTTTCTGGAAGCGTGCGCAAACGCAAATTTGAATTTCGACGACTTGCCAAAAGAATACGCTTATAGTTTTGTGATGCAACACCCAGACAATGTAATTGTGGCGCCTGTAAAAACCACAGCCCTTTATATTATTGCCATTTATTTAATTAAAAATAGTGATGATTTTACTGCTGCAACCGCATATGAAATGGAGCGGTCGGTTTTAAAATGGAGCAGTTTCTCAAAAGTGTCGCACCCTGCCCGACTCAGAATGAAAGGTCAAGACGATTATGATAAAATAGTAAAAACATATGCGTCATCGGATTCATTGTATTACTATCCTGGTGTAATGTTTCGATCAAACACGGGTGAACGTTTCAAATTGCGCAATCCAAATTATGAAATGGTCAAGAATGCTAAGGGTCCTAGCGCAAGATGCGAGATTGTATACTTACATTTGAAACAAATGAATTATTTGAGAAAACATTTTGAAAGATGCCCGGAAGATGAACTCGCATTTTTTGAGTTCCAATCCAAGTTGTACAACTATACTTCCAGTTTGCACAAGAATTACCTGGATTGTTATATTTACAAAAAAATGTGTTTAAAAGATTTCCCCATCAAGTATCGCAACAACATGTACAAACTGCACAATGATTACTTGAACGTCTTGAAACCTGATGGAAAGCGCGTTACAATGTCGCACGCCGTTCAATTTGTAAACGCACTATCAATTCAATCTCAACTGTATTTTATGAACCAAAAAGAATCTGACCCTCTTCCTTCTCTAACGCCTATCAAAACAGTTTCAAATGAGCCAAATGAGCCAATTGAGCCAACAACACCAGAATATTCTCCAATGGAAGTCAAGTGTCCAAATGCACCATAAAAAGAACATACTCTTCTAAAAAAATAACAATAACATTATATATACAATATTATACAATATTATAATATATATTATTTATATATATATATTATAACTTTTTTCTTCACAAGGAAACTGTAAGTAAAATGTTCAATAAATTTATTATTTATTCATTTATACTATTTCTATTTGTAATTATAATTATGCATTTTACAAGAGGAGATACAATTTTAGAAGGACTTGATTCTGATGCAACAACACCTGCTGTACCTCTACCTCCAATCCCTTCTCCTTCTTCCCCAGTTCCTTCTTCTTCAGACATTGGTGTAACCGTGGGAACATATGGTGCAAAATTAGATGCATTGGGAAAAATAATTGATTCCATCCAATCTAGCGTTTTAGTACTTTTGCCAATTGTCACAAAAAATTCATCAGATAATGAAAATAATAGCAAAGCAATACAGGCAATTATTGCAAACAAAGATAAAACATAATTAACGCATTATAAAATAAAAATATAATAAAAATTTAATATAAATAGAAAATAGAAATGAAATCTGATTTGGGTTTTTCAAACATAATCATATTTATATATATTATATTTTTCACTGCAATTATTTTAAAAGGCATTATAACCACAGAATATGTTGTTGAGGGAATGTCTTTGAGTGAAACAGTGAGCGCAGACCAATTAAGAACAAATTTGCTGTCTGGAAAGGTTGCGGCGCTTCAGCCCAGTGTCGATTCATTGTCAAAAAATGTAAATGATAATACTTCAAATATAAAAACAACTATGGACACAATAACAGCCGTGTTGAAGCAAAAAGTCAACGATGTGAATAAAAAAGTTGGAAAGGATATTACCGATAAAAATAACGCGCCTGCTCCCATTACCGGAACATCATAGTTTCAACTTTATTCAAATTTCAAACGAACCACAAGTAAGGGTGAATTGCATCTTGCTCTATTTTCTGCTAGTCTCTCACTTCTACGAGGAGGAATGTACGGAGTCAATTCGATGTCATCATGGTGATGGTGATGGCAATCGCTGTCATCATCGTCGTCGTCGCTGAATTCACTCTCATCCTCATCGCTATACTCACTGTATTCACTCTCGCTGCTGTCATCATCGTCGTCGCTGAATTCACTCTCATCCTCATCGCTATACTCACTCTCACTCTCACTCTCGTCCATGACGATGCGGTCAATTTGTCTCGAATAGTAGTTGACAAACTTATTGATTGTCACGATAAACAAATTTGACAACGCTAAAAGGCTGAAAACAATGCATCCAGCTCCAAGTATAACATCATATATCTGTTCAACTCTGTTTGCCATCAAAATATTGTTGCCATTGCCGTTGTCATTGGTGTACATTGTTTTTCTCACAGTTATCTGCACATTGTAGTTTTATGTTTTAATAATTCAATTTATAAATAAAATAAATCTTGTATTTATAAATAAATGAAAAATACACTTGATTAGATTATTTATAAATAATATATTTTAATATTTTAGTATTTTATAATATATATAATAAAAATGGCAAATAAATCTTACAACCGTCGTAGTTATCGTCGTCGTAGAACAAATAAAAAAAATAAACCAACTAAACTAAAAAGTAAAAAAAAAAGTTATAAAAAAGGTGGAATGTTGAAATCAGGAAAATCTGTTTCGGAAGCTTCGGAAGCTCAAACTTCAGGCGCTCAAGCTCAAAATTTGAAAGCATTTGTTGATGCTTGTCATAGTGGAGAAGAAGATAGTGAAACAAAATGTTCACAAATTTTAGCCGGTTTGAAAGACACAAGCCCAGGATATAAAAGAATTCTTTTAAGACAAAGGTTTCCTGAAGGATTTGATGAGAAATTAGAAGTTGGTGACATAGTAGAATTAATTTCACCAGCGGATAAACCTGGTAGATGGTTTGGCGAGGTTGCTAAAAAAACAGAAACAGGCGTATTTGTGAAATGGTATAAAATAGGTTGGTTAGAATATGATAAACAATTTCCAACTCTTGATTTTAATAAGTTTGACCTTATAAAAGGTAAAGTTGATTTATGATAATTTTATCATCATTTCTTCAATATACTTTTTATCATATGCTGTAATATTCGTTGTTCTGTCCCAAGTGCTGTATGTCGTAACTATGCGCGAGTCTTCCACTATTAACCCAATGCAGTATTCAATGCAGTGCTCGTCAAATTTGAAAATGGGAGTATACTTTACGAGTTTCATATCTTCATTATTTTCAAAAACAAGCATCATGTGATAATAATGACGAGGTTGTTCATGCGAAACAATGTGAACAACAAACCATATCTCATCTCCGTAATTGAATCCGCAAGTAGAACCTCGAATGTAATGAAAAAAACCAGGATATTCTGTTTTATTTTTAACAGAAACACTTTTCAAAATAGTTGGATTTTCTTCGTCGATTATACATATTTGAAGTGGATTCCAATGATATATAACACGTTTTTTGCCTGCTATATTTGCAAAAACCCAATTTTTTTCACACGGAGAATTCAAATTAAACTCGTGTTTGATTTCAAAACATGTTAATATGTTGCCATTGCCATTATATTTTCCATGAACAACTCCAATCGCATTGTTTTCATGACACCCAACACCAATATATAACAAATCAGATGTATCAGAATCATAAAACAATCTTAGGTCCTCTACGCCAATAACATTTGCGGGAAACGTGCCGCATCTGTAAACATATTCCATGTCAATTAATTTTTCTTTTTCTTTTATAATGTAAAAATTATCAGTCAACAATTCTATATATTTATTAAGAGATATTATGTATTGCTCTGTTTCATACCCTGTACTAGTTATCGTATAGTTTACCATGCGCACATTCATAATATATCCACCGCCGCCGTCTCGTTTTGGAAGAATGCTGCTTGAAGACGAATAAAAACGGACACTTTTTCCATTTATTTCATGGTCTAGCGTAAAACTCATATCGCATTTTACCGCTGGAACTAATTTCAAATCATAAAATTTTATATTTTGAAATAAATTTGAAACAAAATCATTGTTACTGCAATTATTCAATACATTAATAATAGATTGTCTTATACTTGTTATATTCTTATTTTCAATATAATATGCAATGATGGTGTATTCATAATCACACTTGTGCGTGTAAACATCATTTTCTAAAAATAAATATTCATCTTTTTTTGAACCACATTCACTTATAGCATTTTTCGCAAGTGTATAAAATAAATATGACAAATTATGCTTACTCGTTTCTCTATAATATTTTATAATTTCATACAAATTTTCAACCCGATTTGGTAAAATATCATATCCCATTAGCCACGCATCAAGTGCTTCAGGCATTTTTCCAAGGTTTTTATAACATGTTCCAATTTTATAATAAGACTGCCAAATTTCTTGGTTCCACCCACCTAATGCAATTCGTCTTTTATACATTTCAATTGCTTCATCATTTTGACCCATGTCTTTCAAAGTATTCGCCAAATAAAAATGGTACCTGTCATTTTTAGGATTTTCAGTTATTCCTCTGGTAAGTAATTCCACATCACGAACATACTTATTACCCTTCGACCCGCCGTCGCCAACATCATTAATAAACACCACGTTCTTTTCAAAAGTGGCGCAAACCGTGTTCTCTGGAAAATTTATGTACTCGTGAGTTACACCCAAATAAGAATAATGTCCATTATTTTTTACAATTCTTAAATTTTTATAATAAAAATCATTTGACCCCTGATAAATATGATAAACGTCATGTGTCAACATTTTTTTTGAAAATACGTTTTCATTCGGATGAAACACCATATCGGCGTCCAATAACAACACATAATCAGACATCCCGTTGCACGCTTGTAATGAAAAATTGCGATTATGAGAGAAATCTTTAAACTGTTCAACAACAACTTTTCCAGGAATATTTTTACTTTTAAAATACTCCACAATTTTATTAACCGTGTCGTCTGTTGAACCAGTGTCGCATATGCAGTAACAGTCTATCCACTTTATTACAGAATCAAACAACCTATATATAATCTTACTTTCATTTTTTACAATCATATTTAAACATACTGTCGGGTCCCTTATTTCCATGATACTATGTTATATTAGTTATCATCATGGATAAATATTTAAATTGATTTCATTTATCATTTTAAGTTAAAAACTATAATTAATTATATTCATAGTTTTTAATAAATGTGTTGTAACTATTGTAACTATTACATGTCATATTTCTTTTCATATAAAAAATTAATTGAATACGAAAAGAAAGAAGTAGATAAAGACAATGTCATTATTAATATACAAGAACCACTCCAAGCTTCACAACCGCAACAGTCGCAACAACAACAACCACCGCAACATATGACAGATGCACAGTCACTGACAGTATCAACATTAACGACAAACTCGGATGAATTTAAATTCCTTTTTTTAACACAAGAAAAAATGTGTTATGAATTGCGCTCAGAAAATACAATTTTGAAAAATCAATTAAAAATGAACATTTCAACAAATAAAAAACAACTACAAGAAATAAAAAGACTAAAATTGAAAATGTGCAAGCTAGAATCAGCAAATACAACATTTGAAAAGGTTTTAGGTTATTCTAATTATTCCAACAATAACAATGGCAACAATTTTGCCCCTCCACCACCCCCATTTCCACCTCCTCCCCCCCCTCCTCTTCCTTTGAATACTGTTATAAAACAAAAAATATTGCCGCCTATGCCTATGAATACCGTGTTGGAAGAATTCAAATTAAAATTTAAACCGAAAGATTAACTATGGTTACCATATGGTTATCATTCGTTGGGTTCTTAAAAACTATATATTATATAATATAATACAAAATGGTAATAGATGTTTCTTTGAACTCGGTTGATGATGCAACTCTTGAATACATGGTAAATGTCGCACAGTATGAAAAATACCTTCGAAAAAATAACATAGATTATGACACAGGATTCAAGAGAGATTTGAAATTTTATCGAAAAAGAATAATTTCTATAACAAAAGACCTTTTTAAAAATGAAATAAAAGATGTAACATTAAATGGCGCATTCAACATGTATATGAAGGCGTGCATCTCTCATTTAAAATTTGAAGACCAAAGTGAAACCATTCAAAAATGTTATGTGTGCATGGGCATTGTGGCAGGCGAACCAACTACTCAGCAGCACTGCGTATGCAACACTGCGCTAAATGATTTCGAGTTGAATAAAGCCAATGAACTTTGTTTCAAACCAAAAGAAGTAAAAAAACTCACACTTGATACATATGTCATCAAAAAATCATCATCTCAGAAAAAAGAACCGGTTGTTTTCCCGCAGCAATTCAAATTCAATCCAAAAGACCCATCATTCAAGCACAAGGGGTTAAAAAAACAAAATAAAAAAGAAAAACCATCCAATAACGCCAACACCAATGAAATTAATTCAGAAGAAACAAAAATAAATTAAAAATAAAATAATAAATTATTATAACTACAAATTAAATATAAATAATGCCACCTACTAAAAAAATAAAAAGTATTCGAAGAAGAACAACAAAACAAATAAAAGATTCAGTTGAACCTGTTTCATATTTAGATGAATCATTCAAAAAACTTTCATGCGGTCCAACACAAGAAAAAGATTTCACCTGTTACACCACTAATGCAATCATAAAACTTAGAGACAGTTGGAATACGCGTCATCCAGACGCAACTATCAACAGTGACGATGTAAAGGTGATATGGGAATCACTAAAAACGGCACTAGGAAACGTGTGTAACAAGGAATCGTGTTGGCTGCGACAATTGTTTAACGAAGGCGCCTCTGCAACAAAAGATTTATTCAATTACTTTGCACCTGAAAGTCCGAAAACATGGAATAAAAATCCAAACGAGTGGTTGTCCAGTGTTGATATTACAAAAGTTATGAAACAATACGAGGATGCATTCCCTTTTTTTGAATTTATTGGTCCATCGCCCATTGATTTTGACAAAACTCCAAAGGGTGAGCCATCATGCGTATACGATGAATTATGCAATTTTGACATAAAAACTTACTTGAATCCAGCCAACAATAAAAGTAAAATTGGAATCATCTTTAATACCGACCCTCACTATTTATCCGGCTCGCACTGGATATCCCTCTTCATCAACATTAAACAACAATTCATTTTCTTCTTCGACAGCACCGGCGACCCGCCGTCCAAAGAAATAAATAAATTCGCCAAGAAAATAATGAAACAAGGAAAAGAAATTGGAATAAACTTTAAATACATTGTAAATGATAAACAACACCAAAAAAGCAACACGGAATGCGGAATTTATTCGCTTTTTATGATTTCCAATCTTTTGAAAGAAACTAAAACGCCAAACGATTTCTTGACAAACATGTTTACAGACAAAGAAATGACACAATTTCGTAAAATTTTCTTCAATAATGAATCATTATAAATTTACATCAGGATTCAACTATTATATTTTTATACACAAATAACATATAAAAATATGAATACTTATTTATTCTTGAAAAACAAACCTATTAAAATACTTGGAAGAATAAAAAGAAATATATGACATTCCAATTAGTAGTGGTAAGATTTCAACATTTTGATTCAATATATTTTGAATAATAAATGAAGCAGAAATAGGATATCCAAAAAATGCACTGAATATAGACGTCATTCCAATTATCAACGTTTGCAATAAAGGAAGGTCTGTAATTTTGTTGTATAAAAATCCAATATAACTACCAATTGATATCGATGGTATTATGAGACCACCTGAACATCCTGATATAAATGTTAAAAATATGTTAATAATGTGTCCTATTATATTTTCATAACCGTATACATGTTGTTTACCAAACATGTTGTTTATATGTTGTTTACCATTATGAGTTGAAACGACTCCCGTTGTATTTATAATAATAGCTACACACAATCCAAGTAGTAGTGGTATTACATTAAACATAATAGTGTTATTAAGAACAAGGTTTTTCACTTCAAAATACATCTTGTATGTACCTTTAAAAAATACAGATGAAAATACACCACATATTACTGCCAACAAACTATATTTTAAAATACTACTTACGTTTAGTTCATATTTTTGTGGTGTTGCAGAAGGGAATATTTTATCATCATCCATAAAAATCATAGCAACACCGATTGCTATGCATGCATACAATATATTTGTAAGCGTCTTCTGTGAATGTCCTAGTATTGATTTTTCTATCGCTAAAATAAACGAAGAAATCGGTGTTTTAAATGCAAATGTAAATCCAAAAATATATCCCATGTAAAGTAAATTTTCGATATTAATTTGTTTAATAATATTTTTAAAAAAATCACTTGCAAATAATAGAAAAATCATTGATATATTTACAATAATTGCTTCCGGACCAAGTGCGCCGCCTGCATATACTGCAAGCAAACTACTTATTACAAGTGCTATAAGAGATGTGAAAGGAACAACTTTCTTAAAAAAATCCGGTTTATCAAGGTTATAAAATAATGATTTTATATATGACATTAATGGTCCATTTGCATTCTTAAAAAGAAATGACTTGGACGCTAGCCAAAAAAATATAGGTGTAATAAAATAAAATATTTTTGGGTTTGTCTCGGCAGTTGATAATACATCTAGTGATAAACTGTTATTTATTTTCTCATATATCTTACATATGTATCCTATTACATACAATATTACTATTATAAATAATACACTTTTAATATGTGTAGTAAGCATAGTTAATATTATTTTGATATAATATTAATATATAATATTTTATAATTTTATAATATCAAAATAATATAACACTATGCATATTCGAAAATCCATAAAATATAATCGCACATCGCTTCCTGCGCGTTACATTCCAAAACAGCTGTCAAGCAAGGACAAAAAGCGCCAACTTGGAATGCTTATGAAATCACGGAAATTATACAAGAGCAACAAATACTACACGCGGAAAAATGTTTCATCTTTCAAAAGTAAAAAATCATCTCATATAGAAAATGCCAAACGAATTTACAACATTGATAACGTTACTCCAAGCAATGAACTAGCACGTAAAACCGGATGTTCTTTGGGCGCACTGAAAAAAATCGTGCGTAAAGGTGAAGGTGCATACTATTCCTCCGGTTCACGACCCAACCAAACACCACAGTCTTGGGGTTTAGCTCGTTTGGCAAGCTCCATTACCGGCGGAAATGCATCCGTCGTTGATTACGACATTTTAAAAAATGGATGCAGTCACACTAAAAAGGCATTCTTGCTAGCAAATAAAAAAAGTAAAAGCAAATAATGATGAAAATAAATATTTTATGTTCTAATCGATGCCAAAGATATTATAAATCGTCTCATTTTCCTTCTATATTCATAATAATCGGGGTCATCCGTGTCTGTTACACTCTCCAACCGTTTCAAACACTCGTAAAAATGTTTGCAACTCTCAACCGTAATTGAACTTGCTCCCTTGTCATATACTGCATTCATTTCATTTCGACACTCTTGATGGTACTGTGTGTAATAATAGTCGTATGACGACAAAGTCATATAATTCAACACGTTGCACATCACGCCAATAATGTCAACTCTCAGCTTTGTTAACCTGGCATCCTCACAATCCATTTCGAATGTTTCCACTGATTTAACACCGTTATTATCCATTTTACAATAAGTATTTGAATATATTTAATATAAATAATAATTTAAATTCTAAATCATTATTTCAATTTTATAATTTATTTCTTTTTTTATCAGAGAGTCCACAACACAATTACCTGTGACTGCCGCCACGACCGCGAGTGCGAGGCGCATCATCACCACCGCGCGACCTGAATGATGAGGGTGCGGCAGGAGCTGCAGCAGATGACACCGTCCTCCTCAAAACCGGCACATATGCGTCACCATCACTCTCCTCTTCATCGTCACCGCGACCACCCTGCTGTTGAGACGAAGACGACTGGCGCGCGTCATTGCGCGTCTCACACATCAACTTGCCGCCAAACATGCCCGTCACATTCGTCGCCTGACACGAATGCTGACCGTTTGCAACATTCGACACATCAAACTCCACGTACTCACCTTGCACCAAAAACCTGTATTGCTCCTCTTGAACTTTGACATTTGAATGATGCACGAAAACCTCGCTTCCAACCTTTAGTTCGCCACTTCCACCACCGCGAACTACGGTCAAAAATCCAAAACCAGTCTTCATATTAAACCACTTTACACATCCCGCCATCTTTTGTCCACTCACTGCTGTTGCCATTGTATGCTTGTTGAATTGCTTAATTGCCTTTCTTAACATTATTAGCGATACATCTTTAAGTATCTTTGAATATATAATTTATTTTACCCATTCAATCTATCTACAACCAAATAGCATTCAAATTATTTATCTATTATAAATAGTGTAGTGTAGATTCCGATTTTTTTAAAGTACCAAATGCAGCGTCGACTCCTTCTGTATATTATAATCTTCCAACGTTCGCTCATCTTCCAGCTGTTTGCCAGCAAAAATTAATCGCTGTTGGTCGGGCGGAATACCCTCCTTGTCTTGAATTTTTGCTTTCAATGAACCTATCGTATCATTCGACTCTATTTCAAGTGTAATTGTTTTTCCAGTGAGTGTTTTTACAAAAATCTGCATCGTTGTATTATGTATTATTATATAGTTATTTATAAACGTCTCTCTAAATATTTTTCATAAACAATATTAATCAATCCGCTTCAAGTTGGAATTTACAATCTGTATCTGGACAATTTTTAGATTCTGAATAACTTAAACCCAACACGCTAGCCCATTCTTTTGCTCGGTTTTCCCATGAACACGACATTGAGTATTTCTTTCCATTAGTTCTCAAATTCGCCTTTCTCTCCTCACTCAAGTTCACAATGCTCTGAATCTCATTGCCTGGATTTACTTGAATTCCATATTCTCCAATCGTATCAACAAGACCGGCCAGCGGATAGTATAAACACACAACTTCGTGCATTAACATTTCAAGCGCAGTAATGCAACTTGTTTCACAAAACGTACACGTATATAACCAATATTCTGCTTTTGATATTAAATCGTACAACTGTTCATTATTTAATTGTCCATGATGTTTAATGCTATCACTATGATGATTTATAATTGACGCTATTTCCAAATCCAAATTACCGCGTTGTTTATTCGGGAATTCTTCATAAGATGAAATGTCCAACGTTGCATCCGGCATAACTTCAAGTATTTTATCCCATAACTTCAACAGTACATCCAATCCTCTATAACTGCAAGATGTCCATACAAATTTATTTTTCACTTTAATTATTTTATTATGTGACAATGATAATTCTGAAACCGGTACACCATTATTTATTATTGAAATCTTAATTTTATCTGTTTTATCTTGTAAATTTAGAGTCATATCCATTTTATATTTATGCCACGGTGTTAAATATATTATTCCATTGATGTAATTAATATTATCATTGATTATACGAGTTGCCGAAATGTCAGATTGACAAAGATTATTTATAAACTCGGTGTCATGCGCAGATAAATATAACTGATAACATTTAAAATTGGGAAATAATAAAAAAAATGATACGTATCGAGAGACAATAATTGTATGAAATTTTTCAACATCTAACAATGCTTGCAACTTGAAACGATTCACATATTTTACGTTTCCCACTACTTCATCTTCTACATCACCACTTACTATTATCTCATATTCTTTTGGTAAATTCCTGGATAAATAAGCAACCGCCTTATGACTTCCTCCAACATTGTTATTTATGGAAATAGATGAATCATTCCATAAAACATTCGAGAACCCTGTATAAATTAATATTTTTTTACTGGTTGAACACTCTTCATTAATGGCTTGCCATTTCGTTTTGACAACAATGCCATATTTTTTGTATTTATGTATAATGTTATGTTTGCTAATCGCATAATTATTAAAAACAAGAAAGTCAATATATTCTTGAAATAATGAATAAAATGCCGTTTTATCCTCATCTTTAACGTGTTCAGTAAAAAATTGTAAATTATATATCAGGTTGCCTATAAACCATTCATCAAATATTTTGCATTTCTTCGTAAAAATAATTCTATACATGTGTATCCCAGTTTCATAATCACGCATTTTTTCACAAACAATGACAACATAATAAGGTAAATAAAATTCTGATATACTTACATCTAAAAATAATTTATTATTCCATCCATATTTCAAATAAGAGTTTTTATAAAAATCACGCAACACGCCATAATATCCATGAGCAACATTATATAATCCCAAACCAGAATAATATTTTATAAGCTCGTAATAACACTCTGCTCTCTCTCTGTCGTACTCTGCAGACTTTACAAGATAAAAAAATCCTGCCTCTTTATTACCTATTTTGTCATAACAGATATAAAGTTTCAAACAAGACACATATTTCTCCTGGGACCAGCCACAATTTTCAAGTGTCTTTTTATACCATGTAATAGCGTCTTCATATTTATCGCAATCATAATAACTATTTGCACAATAAAACCCATACCTGTTATATATTTCATCTTTTGCTTCAACTGCATTATTATACGCCTTCTCTATTATAATCGCATCTTTCAACTTCTTGTCACTGTCAAGTTGGTGTTTTGAAATCATATTTATTACAAACTTTATTTTATTATTTTTCAGTTTTTAAGTAATAATAATTTGTCATTATTACTTATTTATTTTTTTTAAAATGTTGATATATAATATAATATACATGAGTCTTAAAGAACCTCTACTTAGTGGCGATAGTCCACTAGAGCAGCAACCACAACAAGTGCAAAAGAAAGTCTCCCCGTTTGATGACATTACAGCGAGAATTGAGATGATAGACCCCAATGAAATGCCACATAGTCATATGATTGGATTATTATTTGGAACATTCACTAGAATAGCTCTCGCACTTGGTAATGAAACACTAACAGAAAGTGAGGCAAATCTCTTATACCAAAGTATATCCGAAATTAACATTGGAAGTGGAAGTGCGAGCCGCGTGAACCTTACACTTGCACAAGTTAAAGAACTTGCAAACATATTTAAAGAAGCTTCAGAAGGAACCAGTCGCGATATAGATTTACTTACTTTAGAGTTGATTAATCAACAAAAAAAACGTGAAACCCTTGTAAATAAAATTAATTCTGTTGGTGAAAATACAATGTTATCTCTTGATAGAATTTTTGATAGTGAAAAAGCTGTTGCGGCAATGATGCGTCTTTGTAAAACTTTAGCACAATTAAATATAGATAGTGCAAAATGCAAAATGTTTCATGACAGGTTACAATTAAAAACATTACAAACAAATAAACCCATTAATATGGATTCGGTATATAAAATGAGCGAACAAGAGATTAACTTGAATCAAATGGAGATGGATGATTTTACTTATATTATTGACGAAATTAACCGACAAGAACATGAAAGTAATGTACGGAAAACGCGTCCAATGTTTCACAAAGGTGGAAGAGGTAATAGTAATATACAAAAAAAACAATCTCGAACTAAAAAATCTAAATATAATAAACCTAAATGTAATAAAAAAAATAAAACCAATAAAAAAAGTAAATAATGAAAAACTTTTTACACATTTTCTCATTTCAAACGCCCATTTTAACTATCTAACTAAATATATAAAACCAAGAACGCTCAAAAAAATGTCCTTCTGTTGAATTAATGTGATGATTTACTTCTAATGCTAATTTTTTATAATATTCAAGTGGTTTATTTATTATATTTTCTTTTTTAACAGCAAATATAGCATTACAATAAAAATATAATGGGTTTGGATAATTTATATTTATATTGCTTTTGAACCATTCTAAAAATGTAATTGGATTATTATTTTTATAATTATCCTTTAAATAAAAACCATCTTTTCTTAAATTCCATTCTTTATCAAAATTAATACATTTTCCTACATCATTATGCTTAGAAAAATTTATTGATTTTGAGTATTCTAATGCTTGGTTTTTAATACTTATTAAATAATGAACATCATCAATGCCTTTATGGTCGGATATTCTTGCTTGTGTAAAAACTACTACGTCTGGTAAATTGTGGTAATTTGTAATTATATAATGTAAATAAGTTTCACTTTCTCTTCCCACATTTTCTAAAAGTATTTCATTAGAAATATTTAATTTATTACCTTTATTATATATTATACAATTTGACATTTCACTATTTAACCATTCAATATTTTCATTGTACCTCGCTACTATAATTTTATATGACATATAATATTATATTATTTATATAATGTTTTAAATTATTTAACTAATAAAGTGGGCATTTGAAATTAATCGCCGAGGTTCCTTAAAAAATAAACAAATAAAAAATAACAAAGGAGGGGTCTAAGGGGAACCCGGGTTCCCCTAAATGTACATGGTTTTGATAAAAGGATTTTCATTTGCCGCATTTGAATTTTTTATGAATAATTCAATTCCATCCTTCATATCTGCTTTTGATATACATCTTTTTATTTTACTTTTTCCTGCTAACAAATTTTTAGAATGCGCAATCTTGCACTTTACAAAAAGCAGCTCCATGTCACCACCGTGATGCTTAAAATGCGCCGAATGCTCTTTGATAAACTCGTCGGTTATAGCACCTTCGTCAATGAACCAACCACCATCAAGCGACTTTTTAATAAATATTTGTACCATTTCTTCAGGAGCATAAGACTGCATCGTAAAATGAATGCTGAAACGGCGTTCCAACCCGTCATTCATTCCAAAAAAATTGCGCTTCAATTCATCCTTATATCCTGCAATCATTAAAATAAAATACTTGTCATCGTCTTCGCGCATTTCGGTCAAGCTTTGATTAATCAAATCCAAACATTCCTTGCTGTATGAATCCTGCGTGTCTTTTCCGCTGCTGTTTCCAATCGAATAAGCCTCGTCAATAAAAAGAACTCCACCTCGCGCAGACTTTAATACCTCTGCCGTCTTTAACGACGTTTGTCCTAAATAACCCGCAATCAAGTCCCCTCTACGAACCTTTTTAAAAATTCCATTTTTTAAAACACCCAACTTTAAATATATCTTTGCCAACTTTTGCGCAAATTCAGTCTTGCCGATACCCGGTTCACCATAAATCGCCGTATGCAATAAATCATCATTTTTGCGATTTAAACGCATGCTGTAATAAAGTATTAGTATAACAACTTGCCTCTTAAATTCTTGCTGCCCTATCATATTATTCAAATCTTCCATTTCCGGAAGTAAATTCTTTATCATCGCCAGGTCAATATTATACTCAATATGCGGCTCCAATTTAAATTCTGTTCCGACTTTTTTACCAATATTTATCAAATCCGCCAAATCATCCACCTCTGCTTCAATATTTATCCGACATTTAATATTTTGCATCGGCGACGGAGCACTCAGCACACTCGGCGCAGACAATAATCCCATTCCTGCAGTTGTGCGTTGTTGCGGAAAAAATATGGATGACCTAGCAGGGTCGTAATAATTGAATTTATTATGAAGATGATGCGGAACTACAATATTTCTTTTCTTATTTTTATCATCATCTCTACTTTTGGACATACTTAAATTGGTCTATGTTGTGTTATTATATGATATATCAATATAATATAATAAAATAAACAAAAAAATATTTATTTATTTATTTTATTTGTATCTAAATTCAAACGCATTCAAAATAATAGACGCGCCATTCATGATATCGTTAAATATTTTTTAAATATTCGGAAATGTAACTAATCATTGATATGGACTTCCTTGCCTATCGTCTTTATAATGCGCTTTTCACCGACCTCCGGTATCGGCGTGCATATGTGATTAAATGTCATCAAAAAATTATCATTCTTAGACGAGCTCGTCTTTTCTACTTCCGGGTCTGAATCTTTCCACTGTTTCAAAGTTGTAATCTGTTTTCGAGAGATTGCATCAATTGTATCTTTTAATTTCAAGTTTCCTTCATCCTTTTCCCACTTCTCTTCATCCTTGATGTACATGATGTCTCGCTTGTTGTCGGTGCAATGAATGGGACGCTTGTAAATATCCAACTCTTTTAATCCTCTTAAAAAAATATTACCCACACTGTCTTCCAGCGTTTTTTCTCTCGTTACATTTAAATCATCCAGTGTGATTTGCAGCGACTTTATAAAATCGCCAATGTTGATTGCATCTTTGCACTGCTCATTCAAAAATACATTCAAGTTGAATTTTTGTTTAATGTTCGTATTATTATTTGTAATCAAATTGGTACTACCGCACATCATCGGAATCATATCCACCAACTGTTTGTGATATTGCTCCTGCTGTTCTCTCATGAATTTCTGCTGCTCCTTCATGAGCTCCTTTATTTCAGCATTGTCTCTCATTAAATTTATAATTATATTGTCTTTACCAGAATGCAAACGTTGCTTATGTTTCATTAAACCATTTTGAGTTTTAAATATTTTTCCACATTCACATTCAAGTTTAGTGGTTTTATTTTCAGACGGCGTTTCTAGAATGCATTTTAATTTTAACTTCATATGCTTTTTTGTTTTAATATGTCGTTTGTAATCGCTCTCAAATATACATGAAAAAACACAACATTCACACACATGCTTGTGTTTGCAAATTTCCATTGGTGTAGTCATAATTATAATATTGAACCTGAACTCGTCGTGTATACAATAATCATATAATATTTCTAAATAGATTAGTTAATTAATTAACTGGTATTAATATTTAATATTATCAAACACTTTTTAGTCGGTATAATTAGATTTTTTTTGTATTTTTCAACCCCCCAAAATTGCATTTTTAGTTTTTCAATCTACGAAATATCGTTTTTTGGGGAATGATTTTATAAAAATACGATTTTTTAGAAATTTAAAAAATCAACCCACGCGGATGCGAGTTTTTTTGACAGATTTTACGTCCACCGCATAAGCCTAGCGGCCAAAAAAAACGAGTAAAAAAACGAGCGGAATTGTGAGCATTATGTATACGAAAAATGAAAAAGTCAAAAAGTCGTGAGAGCATCGCCCCGTGGATTAAAAACGGTCCAAAAATGGACCGAAAAAAACGAGCGTTTTATTTTAGAAAAACGCCAGACCACACATGCTTTCAAGTTTCGAAAAACATTAAAAAATGTGCTGATGCTCGTTTTTTTCGGTCCATTTACTCGTTTTTTTCACTTTTTTAAAATGAAAAAAAAACAAAAAAAAGTGAAAAATGTCCGAAAAATCACATTTTTCCTTATGCTCTGCACCACTTTTTCCAAAATATCAGCGTTACATAAATTGCTGACAATTACATAAATTATGCTTCAAAATAAAAATCAAAAAAACTTATAAAAAAAACTTTTAAAACTTTTTTGAAGAATCAAAATATGGACAATTATTTTTGTCCATTTTTCAAATTTAAAAAAGAGTTTCAAAAAAATAAAAATATTTTCCGTTTTTTTTTCAATCCCTAAAAAACACGTTTTTAGTTTTCCAAACTACGAAATATCATTTTTTTTGGGATGATTCTGCAAATTTCCTAGTTTTTATAAACTCAAACATTCAAAGCATTATAAGTTTGACGGTTTATACCAATTAATGCGTCCACAGCATAAGCCTAGCGGCCAAAAAAAACGAGTAAAAAAACGAGCGGAAATGTTACCATTATGCTAACATAAAATGGAAAAGTTAAAATGACGCGAGAGCATCGCCCCGTGGATTAAAAACGGTCCAAAAATGGACCGAAAAAAACGAGCGTTTTATTTTAGAAAAATGCCATACCACATATGCTTTCATTTTTAGAAAAACATTAAAAAAGTGCTGATGCTCGTTTTTTTCGGTCCATTTACTCGTTTTTTTCACTTTTTGAATTCTGGAAAAATCCAAAAAATGTCCGAAAAATCGCATTTTTCTCATTTTTTGCTTATGCTCTGCACCACTTTTTCGAAATTATTCACATTACTTGTAAAGCTAACATATTGTAAATAATTCTTAAAAATAAAAAACCTAAAAAAACCCAAAAAAAACTTTTAAAACTTTTTTGAGGAATCAAAATATGGACAATTATTTTTGTCCATTTTTCAAATTTAAAAAAGAGTTTCAAAAAAATAAAATTCTTTATAATAAAGATGAAACTAAATTCAAAATTAAATAACTATAACTTCTCAATAATACAAGAATAGTCGGGTGCTTCTTCATAAGACATTGTGCACAAGTATTTGAAAATATCCAAATAACTAGGCGGCATGTCTAAAAATAATTCTTCTGGCAAAATTGTTTTTTTAATTTGTGCTACCGATTCTGGAGATGCTGCCGCTTTCCATGGAAGGCGGCCCTTTATCAAGTAAATGACAACATACATTATTGAAATCAAATCGTCTCGTCGACTTGGCTCGTTTCCATCGTGCACATTTATGCTTACATACCGCGGCGTTCCAATAATTCCGGTCGTGCGCATTTTATTACACCTGTGTGCTTTTGTTTTATCATCAATGTATGTTCGAGACATTCCGAAATCAATCAAAAATAATTTATCATAGTTTTCTCTTTCATTGGGACTGGGACCAGGACCCGTCATGAAATTGGGCGGCTTAATATCTCGATGGATAAACCCCCTTTCATGAACAGCCTTGATAATTTCAACCATTTGCTTTGCATACATTCGAACGATTTCAATGGGAACTGATTTTTTGTGTTCGCTTGAAACCGTTTGTAAGCTTTTTCCTAATAAGTCAATTGCCATGTACCTGTTGTGGTCGGGCACTCCATAGTACCTAAGATTAGGAATTCCCGGAATCCCTGAAAGTTTCATCAAAACGGCGGCTTCGTGAGTCAACGTATCCACTTGAGCAGTCGGCTCCAGCTTTATTGCAACAATTTCATTTGTATTCACATTTTTTGCACTGAATATTAACCCAAATGCACCAGAACCTATGCGTTTCAACAACTTGTACCGGTCGTTAATCAACATCACGCCGTGTTGAGATTGATGGATGTTACTATTTGAACACTTGGTTTAATCTGTATTTTTTCAATTTTAAAAAATACTTGTATAACTTATTTTAAAATATTTTTATTTCTATAAAATTGAAATAAAAATAATATAAATAGTTAATCGTAAATATAATAGCCAACAACTATGTCTCACACTGTTGTTCAAATTTATCAAATTCACCAACTTCCTCAACCTGCTCAATCTCCTCTGCGTAAATGTCAAAGACATCAATTGTGCAGAAGTTACAATATTACTATTCCTAATATATTAAATGCGTCATCATCAGCATCTCCGTCATCATCTGATGATGATGAAAACGGTTGTTCACCAAATCCAGAACTGACATCTTTTGTATCAATAGACGGAGACTATGATGATGAGGAAACGCAGAATGTTACTGTTGTCAGTTTCGGTATCGGTGTTGCAACTGCGCCTCCTCTAGACGATGACTACATTGTTACATTTGAAAATAAATCGAATACAATACCGCAAACACAAAGACAAGAAAAACAAGAACCTTTAACCTCTCCCTTTTATAAGGAGGGGGTCGTAGGGTGCTCTTCGCCCCCTATAGAAGAAGAAATATGCATAATATGTTATGACAAAATAGAAAAAATGGAAGGTAATTTTTATAGCAACTTTTGCGACACGTGTAAATACACCGTTCACATTCCATGTATTGAAGAATATATTATTCGAAAATTGAAAGATGACGTGCAAACACATCAAACACGTTTTGTCGGAATAAAATGTTTGATGTGTTCAAAGGTGGTGGAGAGAGGAGAGCTTACTCAAGAGGAATTTGATGAAATAAATA